CCTCTTCAAGGGTTTCTAGGTCCCGTAATGTATTCGCCGGGGTAATACGTGTGGTAACTTCGTTGGACGCCCAGGAGGTCAATCTAGGGCCAATTTCAAGGTCAGTTTTGAAGGTAGAACGCAGTGCAAGGCATGTTGCCCAACTTGTAGGCACGGTCCATACCTGAGATTTTGCGTCCCATTTAGCTCCAGGAATACTTTTACAAAGTTCCTTAAGACGCCACTCGGTATTGATAACTACGTGCTTGCCCGACTCGTCGAGCTCTACCTTAACTGGCACAGGTTGCCGTTCCTTTCGTCATTAAGTCTTATACTAACAGGAAATGCTAAAAATGTTTTGCTATTCTGCCTTAGTATGTAGTTTTTATCATTGTAGGAGCCTTCTAGGGATCCATCCAAGCTTTACTGTCCGCAGGAGTGCATGACGAATAGAGTCTAGTGAGTGACCTTCCCCGCCCACAAACCAATAATCTAGTTTCTTTAATGCAGGGTTAGGGAACATGGCCTTAGCATCAGAAGGTGATTGAAAGATCATAGTGTCAGGGTCTATTTCGTGATCAAGCATTACCTGCTTTGCTATACCTATCATCTCCAGAGAGTACGGAGCCTGCGTATTTTTTGCCGTCTGCGCGTTAATGATAAAGCGCTCACAAACAACAAGAATCTGAACCTTATCTTCAAGTGCTGAAGCAAGAGCAAGTCTAATCGGATGAGCGTATTCTCTCATCTGATATTCTCCAGTAGAAATCATTTTTGGTTCTTCTCCTACTTCATACTCGAAGAGAGATATACCACTGGCTTTTCCAGGATCAATTGCAAGTATCCTAATCACTGCGCCTTCTTCTTTTCTTTCTTTTCTTTACGTAGAACCCACGCGGCGCGTAGGTTGGCTCGTCTTTCATCTGTAAACGGTTTACCAGTATTAGCATCTCTTAGTTTCTGTCGATGCTCGGGAGAGATAACTCTACCTTTAAAAGCAATACTCATTTTCTGTCGTGTTTCTTCCGATACTACGTGAGTAGCGTTATATAACTTTGATGCATCTATTGTAGCCTTAGATGGTTTCTTTCCTTTATTTGCTGCACTAAGTTTATCTCGTTCTTCTTGAGATCTAACACGACCGCGAGCGCCTGCCGCCATTTTTTCACGCGCTTCTTTAGATGGAGGGCCCGTGTATCCACCGGTCCCACCATTAGCCAGATTTAGAAGCGGGATATTAGCTAATCGTAATTCCTGTATAAGCTCTTTTTCTGCAGTGTATGCTTCTTCTAAAGTAGGTAAAGATTTGACTACCTCGGCGACTATGTTATCTGCACCGTGTTTTCGTATCCAATCGTATATTGGTAGGTTCATTCCATTCAATGCAGCACTTTTATGTCCTTTCAAACGCGTAGCGGTGGTTTCATACTTAGTCACGCCGACATAGCGAATTTCATCTGGTTTTGATTTTAAGAATAGCACGTAGACAATTGGCATAGTTTTATTATATCGCTTATTAGCGATATTTTTCACCCCAGTTCTCCATAGGTCCGTCAATTCCGGATGTAAGAGGTACGTCCCAGCCTTCGGTGGTTGTCATGCACTCCTTGACTGTCTTCATGATTTCCTGTGCGTCCTTACGCGGAGCGTTAAGAACAATTTCATCGTGCACCGGAACGATAAGTAATTCCGTAAGATCAGCTTGGTCAAGTTTGATAAGGTTAGCCTTAAATACCTCGGCTGCTCCACCTTGGATAAGGTAGTTCACAAGGGAGTAAACACGATCCTCATCGCAAGGGAGACGACGACCTGTCCACGTATAGACATATCCTTGTCCCTCTGCCTTTAACCGACGCATGCCTGCATCTTCGATTTGCTTTTGGAAAAAAGCCATGCCTGGAAAACGACCATCAAACGCGTCTGATACTGATCTCATTTGACCTTCGGCAACGCCTGCTGTTAGAGCTTGCTTTGCAACTCCGGCGCCATAAAGTCGACCGTAGACGGTTCCCTTGATAAGGTTACGTCGCTTGTCTGATCGTTGCATTGTCGGATCGTTATAGATTTCACGACCAATTTCAGTGAACGGATCCGACCCTGTTGCATCTGCACGGTTAAAGAGAGTGATGAGGTTGGGGTCCTGTGATAGAGACGCAAACATTCTAAACTCAACCTGGTCAAGGTCGCTTGTGATGATGACATGATCTTCGTCCTTTGGGATAAACGCGGTACGAACAGTGTCATCGCCCTTAGGCAGTGTCTGTAGCGCTGGATTTTGGATTGACATACGCGAGGTACGCGCACCTAGGGTTTTTACCGACGGATGAACAAAACCGTCAACGTTATCGTTAAGGAAGTTAGCGAAGTATGTGTTGGCAAGCTTGTCCGCCTTGCGTTGTTTAAGCACGATCTCCGCTAGGTTCTTTACCTCCTCGTTTCCGTCGATAGAAAGAAGTTTTAACTGGTCCTTGGAAGCTGATTTCTGTCCTGATGGTGTGTACTCGTTAATCTCGCCGCCAAGTGATTCAAAAAGACGAACAAGTTGAATGTTACTTGTTATTGAGACACCGCTGTACTTCTGTTTAGCCCACGTCTTAACTGACTCCGCGTACTCCGTTAGCTCGTCGAATTTTTTACGCGAGTAGTCAAGGTCGATACGCGCGCCGTTAATCTCCATGCGGGTAACGATACGTCGCGCGGCCATCTCGAGCTCGTACGCCTTGTTGTACGGAGCACCTGGTCCGCATTTTTCATAAAACTGTTCCCACAGGCGCATAGTTAAAACACAGTCAAGTGCACCGTATGCCCAGTACGGTTCAAAGTCGGTAGGAACCGTGCCCCATGTCCACCCGTTCTTAGCAAGTTCACTGTCAAGCGTATCCTGGAGTGCTACCGCGCGGCCGTCAACGTGCAGTGCGGCAAGACGTTTTAACGCACCGGATCCAAGTGGATCAATGATGTGCGCCATGATCATCGTGTCGTGAGCTCTATGCCACGGCATCTTCCAGCGAGACTTAATGTCAAACCAGCGAGCTTCGAACGCAATGTTGTGACATACGATTCCACCGTCAAACTTATCCATTGCCTCGTAGAAAACACCGGACCACTCTTCCCACGGCATTGCCCATGCCTGTTGCCCGTCACCTACCTGCACAAGACGAAGTCGACCGTGCCACGGAGATAAAGCATCCTTACGCTCACGCCCAGGCAACTCTCCTGTTTCAGTGTCGATGGCAATTGTGTTGTGAGGACGTCGCTCGCCAAGCCAGGTTAAAAATTCACCTGCCTTTTCAACGCTGTTTACCAGGTGAAGTTTAACGTCACCTAACCCTTCAGTTGTCATCTACGTCCTCTGTTATAGTTACCTCGATACCGCATTCCTTAAAATATCTAACCGTTGCGTCCGGTAAACGATGAGATGCACGTGTGCCTATTCTCATAACAACTCTTGAAACTCCAGAGTTAGAGACAAGTTTAGCACACTGATAACATGCCGCGTCGGTAATATAGATAGTACCACCTTCTACGCGTGAACGGTCAACGTATAAAAGTGCGTTAGCCTCCGCGTGAATTGAAGGACACGAGTCATACGTGTTATTTAGATCTGTTAAACCTTGCGCGCGTGCACACCAGTTAATACAATCGCCTTCAGCGGGAAATATAGCGGCAGGTCCGTTGTAACCGGTAGAACTGATGCGCTGGTCCTTTGACACAACTACCGCACCTATCTGTGCACGGCTACAACGAGATCTGCGGGACACGGAGTCGGCGACCTGCATCCATACCTCATCCCACGAAGGGCGACTACTTATCATTTATTTGTTATCCAACCAACAAGACAACTAGTCCGCTAAGTGCGGCAATTAAGCTAAGAATCATACGCATAAAAAACAAGTATTCATCAAACAATGTCATCGTCCTTTCCTGAAACTAATGAGTTAACAAGCAGCTGAGAAATAAGATACAGCGCTTCCTTACGGGTAAAACCGGAGCTACGTAACTCCATGTAGATCTCGTGAAGCTGAACGGTTGCGCCGTGCAGCGGACTTTCATACTGGTCTAGGTTATCCTTCACTTGTTAGCCTCGTTCTTTTTTATTGCCGTTATCATCGCGCTTGCGTACCACTGTTCAAACGGGTGCATTATGTACAGCAGTGATTCCTCCTCCTTGTTAATTGCCGCGGAGAGAGCTGCCATTGCACGATTTCTAACGTGTTCCCACGTCGTACCTGTAATCGCGGGAATATCCTCGTATGGTTCCTTAGTATGCGTTAAATTTTCCGCGGAGTCGTAGTGCTGCTCGTAGATATGAAGAGATCCTACGTGGTGAGTGTACGTTCCAGGCTCGATCTTAAGAACGGACGCCATCGCAAGTTGAACGCGTGTAAACTGGAAGAAGTCATATGCAGCTCCAAGCCATACGTCGTTCGAGCGCATGTAAACACTCATGTTAAGCTTGTTGTTGCGAATTCTAAACTGGTGCAAAATCGTGCAGGGATAGTCACGCTTGCTTGGTAATAAATCTAGTTTTGGATCCCAGATGGTAACGACGGCCTGTCGTGTATCAGGGTCTGCCTTAAGACGCTCGACGATGGGAGCGTACTGGTCCTCGGTGCGAAGACCGTATGCCCCGTGAAACAGACCGTTGTCCTCCGCAAAGTTAGCGAACGCAGGACCGACCTGCACAACAAGTTTAGGAGTAGATGCGCCTGCAAGAAGTTGACAAGCCTCAACCGCTCCGATACCTGGAACAGTTCCGCGGTTAACGTTAAGCGGCAGCGTGTTGCGTATGTCGTCGATACGTATAACTGCGTCCTCTATCTCGCGTGTTTTCATTCCGCGTGGGGCAGTTTCCTTACCGTACTTAAGAACATGTTGAACGAGGTCAACGTATCCGTTAACTCCGTCAGGTATATCTATTATCGCAGTATCCATTGATCTCCCTTGTCCTTTGTCTCGGCTAGGCGTGATATTGCCTGTCCGTACTCTTCCTTACGCGAGTTAAAAAATCTACGTACGTGCTGCGGGTGAGACACTACCACGTAGCGTTCCTCGGGAATTCCATATGCGCGAACTGACCTCTCCGCAAGACGACCTAGTACGACAATTGCCGGTCTTCCTAGGGTATACCAAAGTTCGTCAAATTCGTGGGAGTTGGTATCGTTTGCGTTAACGATTCCCATCTGTTTCCAGTCCGGATTCTGCAGCGCGGTAAGTAGGTACTCGCCGGAGTTACCGTCAACCGGCATAAACGGAAGAATTGTTTCCTCGCCGTGTTTCTTAGTTATGTTTCTTTTATCTCCGACAAGAAGTACCCTAGGCCTGCGTGGACCGATGTACTCGGGAAACTGTGTAAGAGCCTTCGCGTCGTTTTGCACCTGCTCTGCCTTTGCGATTATCTGTCCCGCGAGTATAGGAAGCTCGCTAAGGCTGTCCGCGTCGGGCGCTACGCGGGCGGAGAGTTCCGCGCAGGAAAGCGCCGCGTTCTCGTAGAGATCTAGTATCTGTCCAAGCTCGCTTGCAAGTACGTAGTCGTCACCGCGGGCGTTAAGACGACGCGTGATAACATCAAGAGGTTGATACAGCCAAAATTGAGCTACACCGCGTGATTGAAGGAAGAGCTCCGTCCAACGCCAACCCGCGACGCCGAGGAGACCGTATCCATCACCGGTACCAGACTCCGGACGCTTCAACGGCGCGTACGTAACCTCGCCCCAGTGCCAGCGATCCGCGACGGCAACACGCCTCGTCCAGTCGATGCTTTCAATACTAGTAACGTAGTCCTGCAGGACCCAACGACGGGTCATCTCCTCGGGACGGGACTTGTGAAAGAACTCGACGTCGTTGCGGGGATACTTCACCGCAAGTTGTTTTTTAATCTCGGTAACGAGAGACGTCTTACCTGAGGCGTCCGTTCCTTCAACTACTATAAACATGTCATTTTTGTCCTTTGTCTCTTAGTCTAAAATTATATCACTTAAAAGGTGACTATGGAATAAGCTCTATTCTATACACCTGCTCGATACCACGGTCGATATCCGATGCGTCCTCTAGTAGCCTCTCGGCGACCTTAGTAAGATAGCGAGCTCCACCTTGGTCATACTTGTATAGCGCGTCAAGTACGGGAGTTGCCTCCTCGGATACCTGTGCCCAGTAGCGGTGCTTCTCCGGGAAGATCATCTCCGCGCTTCTTGTAGGATAGCACTCCTCGCACGGCAGCGCGTCCTTGTCCAGCGTAGACGCGGACGCCTCGATAAGTCCGTATCTCTTTACAAGAGGACAGGCCGCACCGTGGAATATAAGTGATACACCTATACGTGAAAGAATGTACGAGCCGTTGTCCGTCTTGTAGAGCTTAAACTCGATCCAACGGGTTGACCCGCGTCTCCAGGAAGACGACTCGGCTAAAAGCTTACCGCTAAACTGCAGGGTACGCGAGCCGTCCTTAACCTCATGCACTAGTTCATTCCCTCTTTCGTCTTAGCGTCAGAGTTAACTATATCATTTACTTCCATTAATTGCGTTAAATCTGCACGCAAAGATGCAATTTGTCCTTCGTACTGCGCGACGATCTCGCCGATACGTTGTTGAAGGGCAATGATCATTAGTTCACTCTTTGTCTTTGGCGTCTCCATAGGGTTATATTACTCTGCCTCGACAAGAGCGTACTGAGCCTGCAGTGCGGTGATCTGTGCCTCTGTCATCTCTATCGTCTTATTAGAGGACGTGATGATACCTACCTCTGGAGCGTCGGTTGCATTTTGCTCAATTATATTAAGCTCGGCGTTATACTTAGTGATTCTTACACCTCTGATGCGAGACGCTATGAGATCGAGCTTGTCTTCCTTTGTGATGTCTGTGCTTGGCATTATTTTTCTTCCTTTTCTTTTGTTAGGTTTATTACTGGTTGATGCTGTCTCTAATTTGACCTAGGACTAATATCTGCTGCGTATACCTAGAATTTTGTGTATTCATAGATACCACGCTTTCTTCGTCAAATAATCCTATCGACTCGTTCTCAAGTAGTAACGTTTCATTATGAAATATATGTCGTTCTAGATCAAGTATTCTTTCGTTAATTATTTTTATTTTTTCTTCTGGAAGAAGCAATTCATACTCCATATTTTTGTCTTTCTCCTTTTAAGCGCATCATGGATACACCGTTGTCGTTGTAGTAGCGGATCCACGTTTTATTCTAGATGTTCTTAGTGTACCAGCGGTACCCGTGCCGCCAGCGCTAGAATATGGTATAACGTCGACATAGTAGTAGTTTGACGTAGTGCCGTTTCTTGAGCTAAAGTCTACAGCGAGTGTTCCGGTAGTTGCTTGAATGCTTCTGTTAGCAAGCTGCGTAAAAGGGCCAGCCTCAACTGCGGATCTGTACAACATTATACTTAGAGAGGCGGCGTTCGTGCTGGTAAAGGTAAATCTAATGTACGGCGCTGTCGTGTTTCCTAGCCCGAGCGCTGTTATTTGAGTAACGTTTGGAGTAGCCGCGGCGGTAGCTGATCCCGTTGTTGAGCCGGTTCCGTTAAAGGCGTCTGTTTTACTTGATGTAACTGTTACAGTTGAGCTTGCTCCTGCGGATAAACCGCTTACGGTAAACGGATAAGATGAGCCTGAGGCTGAACCAGGTGTAACAGTCGCGCTATTTGAAGCAGCAAAAGAGTAAGAGTAAGCAGCGTCACGGTTGCTAACTGATCCGGTAAACCCAGTTGCCGTCGAGGTGTTGGAGCCAAATGTTACCGCAGGGGTTCCTGTAATTGTTTTAGTCGTCATCGAGCTACTGCCGCCTGCGTTTGTCGCAACGGCGGTAATACTGTAATTTACTGTTCCTGTAAGTCCAGTTGGACTTATTGACGACCCCGAGATAGTTGTCGGGTACCCAGTGGCTGAAACACCAGTGG